TGACGATTCACCTACCTTCACAGCTTCTTTTTTATCTGTTTTTCTTTCGCTCATGTTTTTAACGCACCTTATGAGGAGCCGGTCATGAAGAGAAAAAAAGAACAGATCGCTTCAGCGATTCAGAATATGGAAGACAGGCTTTATAGCAGTCGAGAAACGGCTGAATATTTAGGCATCTCCATGAGAACACTTGCAGCATACCGCAAGGAAAAGAAAGGCCCCAAGTATGCTTGTGTCAGCTATCGCAAACGAGGATACCGCAAGAGCGATATTGATCGTTACATCGAAGAACTGACCGTGGCTTCCACTTCTGACCCTAAATTCTTGGCAATTTTGAAAAACAAGAAGACCAAGAAAGCAGAAGAGCTTACGCCTAGAAAAACCAAGCGTGGCAGACCTCGGACATTGCCCCCTGCTGGCAATTTACCTCAGCAAGTTACTGGTCAAGAGCTTGTTCAACAACCCGTTCATCCATAACCGTCTTTAACCCAAAGAAAGGAATTTACCTATGTTACCTGTCCCCTTTCATCAGTCTCCTCGTTTAACTTACGAGCATCTGAAGCATGAGCCTGACGGCTATTTTATGCATCTTCATTCATCTGACTACCAAGCTCTTCTAGCGCACGTCAGAGAAGAAATCGAAGAACGCATCCAATTTCTCAACCGCATTAAAGAGCCCCGCAAACTGTACGGTCTGGTTATGCCTCACGCTCCTCAAAGAAGGGTAGCCTAAGATGACGACCTCCCCACAACCCACAGAAACCAAGAAAGCAGAAGAGCCCAAGCTCTCTCTTCTGCCCCCTATTATTACGGCTAGCGAACGTCTGGCTAAACATCGAGGGATTAAAGGATTGATCCTAGGAGAATTCGGGATTGGCAAGACTACTTTGCTCAAAACCCTTGATGCTTCACGTACCCTGTTTATCGACTTGGAGGCAGGCAGTCTGGCTATTGGCGAACTGGATGTTAAAACGGCCTATCTCAAGACTTGGGAACATTGCCGTCATTTCGCTACCTTGATCGGAGGCCCTGACTGTAATCAAAAAAAAGAAAGCCCCTATAGTGCTGAAATTTATGCACAGCTTAAAAAAGACTATGGCGCGCTTTATGACGTTGATCAGTACGACACTATCTTTATTGACTCGATCACCGTTGCCAGTCGCTGGTGCCGTAAATGGTGCGAACAACAACCTGACGTTGTTGCCAAGTCAGGAGAAGAGAACAACTGGAAGAAGTTTGATCTCATTGGTCAGGAGATGATGACGTGGGTGAATCACTTCCAGCGCATCCCCAATAAAAATATCTGGTTTGTGGGATTGCTGGAATCAAAGTTCAATTCGAACAACGAACCTATTCACCAGCTTCAATGCGAGGGCGACAAGCTCAAGCGAGAGCTCCCTGGCATTGTGGATATTATCCTGACCTACGCTTTTGTGGACGGCCTCAAGACAACAGAGCCCGACAAAGGAACACCTATTAAATATCGTGCTTTTATCTGCAAAAAAAACAATTTTTGGCATTATCCCGCCAAAGATCGTTCAGGAAAACTCAGCGTTCAAGAACCCAATCATCTGGGCAATCTGATGAAGAAGATTCTCTCCCCCTCCAACCCTCAACCCTTAATACAGGAGCTCCCTACAGATGTTGAATTTAAATAAGTATTCCGACCCTAATCTCATTCCCGAAGGAACGATTGCCCGTGTGTGTCTGACCATCAAAAAGGGGGGGTATAATGACCCTGCGTACGATTGGACGGACGGCTATGCCACCCAGAGCAAAAGCAGTGACAGCATTTATCTGGATTGCAGTTTTAAGATTCTCACCGACCCTTATGCCCGTCGCATCGTTTACGACAAGCTTGGTCTCAAAGGCAAGACAAAACCTAAGAAACCAAATGAACCTGACGCGCCTTACGATCCTGAACAAGATGATTATCATATGAACGGCTTTAGACGCATGTTGCAGATTGTCAACTCGGCTTACGGATTAATCTCTAAAGACACCTCGGAAAGTGCTGTCGCTCTCAGAGATAGCATGAGTTTTCAAGGACTGGATGGACTTGAGTTTACCGTGCAGATCGGTATTAAACCCGATGATCGTGGTGTTGATAAAAACTGTATCCAAAAAATTATTCCCTTTGGTCATAAGGATTATCGGGGAGGACGAGGACATCCTCAAGGAGGAATGCCGGCACCTGTCATCCCTGGCACATCCCCTTCTTTTGCGTCTGCTGATCTTCCTGAAGCGGAAGACTGGGCGCAAGCCGAATCTCAAGAAGGACTGTAAACCATGTTACTCCGCCCTCGACAACAACAACTGGTCAAGCGTGCTGTTCTTGCGCTCTCTTCCCAGAATAATACCCTTGCCGTTGCCCCCACGGGGGCGGGCAAGACGATTATGCTCTCGGCTATTGTAGGGGAGATGTTTTCACGCTCTCCTCAAAAGACCTGCATTATTGCCCACAGGGATGAGTTGACAGCCCAGAATCAGGATAAGTTCAAGAAGGTCAACCCTCAATTATCCACGGGAATTTTTGATGCGATTCGCAAGTCGTGGACAGCGGATGTGACCTTCGGGATGATTCAAACACTTGCCAGACCTTATGGTTTGTCCACCTTGCCTAAACTTGATCTTCTGGTCATTGATGAGGCCCATCATTCCCGTGCGGAAAGCTATCAAAAAGTGATTAGCCAAGCCCGTGAACTCAATCCTCAACTCAAACTTCTGGGCATGACCGCCACACCCAATCGGGGGGACAAGAAGGGGTTGGGAACTATTTTTACCAACGTCTGCGATCAGATTACGGTGAGTGAATTAGTGGCTTCAGGGCATCTGGTCAAACCCCGCACTTTTATTATGGATATCGGCACACAAGGGCGTTTGGGAAAGGTCAAGAAAACCCTGAATGATTACGATATGGACGAAGTGGCTCAAATTATGAATACACGCCCCCTGAATGAAGCGGTGGTCAGCCATTGGAAGCAATTCGCGCATAATCGCTCGACGGTAGTTTTTTGTTCTACAGTTGCCCATGCCCAGCATGTGTGTAAATCTTTTCAACAGGCAGGAATTAAATCTGCCTGCATCGAAGGAGAGATGCCCAAAGAAGAACGAAGGGTCATCCTCAGCGCTTATCAAAAAGGTAAAATTCAGGTTTTGGTCAATGTGGCAGTTTTAACCGAAGGCTGGGACGCGCCAATCACTTCGTGCGTGGTTTTGCTTCGACCCAGTTCCTATAAAGCGACCCTGATCCAAATGATAGGACGGGGTCTGCGCACGCTTCCGCTCACATCACGTCAGATTAAAAACGATTGTCTGGTGCTGGATTTTGGCACGGCAACGCTCACCCATGGTCGTCTTGAACAAGACGTAAAACTTGAGGATCAGCTGACCGGCGATCTCATAGAACAACCCTTTAAAAACTGTCCTGAGTGTTTTGGTCAAGTGCCCCCTGCGGTCTATGAATGTCCTTTGTGTGGCTGGGTCTTTGAACGCAAAGACAAAGATGTGCGCATATTAAGGACTCAGGACTTTGTCTTGATGGAAATAGACACGATGGTCAGCACGTCTCCTTTTTATTGGTTTGATCCCACTGGGCAAGAAAAAACCATGATGGCCGTGGGCTTTAAAGCCTGTGGGGTTATTTTGAATCATCATAATCAATGGTATGGCGTTGGTTGGAAAGTACAGCCTAAAACAGGAGCTATCTTGGGAGAGGACTACGATCCTCAGCTTCTGGCCGTGGGAGGGAAAGAAGTGTGTATGGCCGCCGCCAGTGATTTTATTAATCTTCATGAAGATTCAGGCTCTGCCTACAAAGAGAAGAAATGGCTGCTGGAGTTGGCCACAGAAGCGCAAAAAAATGCTTTGCGTAAAATGAATTTCACTCTTTCTCGTTTTGCCGATGATCCAGAGTTGACCAAGATTAAAGCTTCCGCATTGATGGCACTGACCTACCATCATCGACAGATTAAAGCTCTTCTTAAAACCTTTGATCAAAACACATCATCTCTCCAGGAGGTGGCATAATGTTGATGGAACAAGAAACAAGCCTGCCTTTATCTTCTGTGGAAGCTCTCAATGCTTTGATCGATGAAGCTCTTCAAGTGCGTGAGAAAAAACAGTCCCCTCGTACCTATTTAGGGGCTTCCTCTCTGGGTCGTTCTTGCGGACGAGAAATCCAATACGGATACCTCAACATCCCCAAAGATAAACCTTTTACAGGGCAAACGCTGCGGACATTTGAGATCGGCCATACTTTAGAGGCATTGGCGCGAGAATGGTTACGCAAAGCAGAGTTTGAGATCATCACCCATGAAGACGGTCAGCCTCTGGGGTTTTCCACCGCGGATGGCAAAATTCAAGGGCATGTGGACGGCATTATTCACAAAGCTCCGGCTTCTCTCAACATGGCTGTTCCGGCCCTTTGGGAGTGCAAGACCATGAACGAGCGATCCTGGAAAGAAACAGTCGCCAAAGGGCTCAAAGCCTCTAAACCCGATTATGCGGTTCAGATCGCCTTGTATCAAGGGTATATGGAAGAATCCGTTCCCAGAGTTTCTGAACATCCCGCTCTTTTTACCGCCATTAACAAAAATACGTCCGCCCTTTATCACGAATGGGTGCCTTATGACCGTGCTCTGGCGCAGGAAGCCAGTGACCGTGCGGTGAATATTCTGAAAGACACAAAATCGGGTCATCTCTTTCCACGAGGGAGCTCAACTTCTGAAGGATTTATCTGTCGTTTTTGTGCGTGGGCGACCACCTGCTGGAAAGAGGTTGGCTGATGCTAAACCTGAATCGCTTTAGCGGTCTTGACGATGAGGAAGAGGTGCAACAATCCACGCCTCCCCAAGACGACAAGGCAGAGATTGAACGTGCTCTGCTTCAAAAACTTGAACCCGCCTTGTTTTATCTGTTTCCCAATGGCGAAACTGCCCGTCATGAATTTTTGATCGGCAGCGTGAAGGGGGAAGAGGGGCAAAGCCTGAAGATCGAGTTAGACGGCAGCAAGGGCGGTCTCTGGCATGACTTTGCCACCGGTGAAGGGGGGGATATTTTCTCTCTCTGGGGACAGGTGAAAGGCTGGGATAGCCGTAGCCAGTTCCCAGAGATTTTACAGGATATGCGCAAATGGCTGGGGATGCCGGAAGCAGGCAAAACGCAAAGTCCTCGAAAGCCCAAGAAAAAGATCAACCTCAGCGCTCCTGATGCTCAATGGGCGTACCATGATGTCGAGGGCAATATTATCGCTTATGCCTATCGCTACAACACCGGCGAGGATGAAAAAGAGTTTCGACCTTTTGATGTGGCGACCCAAACTTATCATCCCCCTGAACCTCGTCCTCTTTACAATTTGCCGGGGATTTTAAAAGCTGACAACGTTGTCATTGTGGAAGGGGAGAAGTGCGCCGAGGCGTTGATTGCCAAAGGTATTACCGCCACCACAGCGATGGGAGGTGCCAAAGCCCCCCTTGACAAAACAGACTGGTCGCCCCTCAAAGGAAAGCATGTTCTGATCTGGCCAGATAACGATGTGCCAGGGTTAAACTACGCCGAACGGCTCTCCACGTTTTTATATACCCAAGACGTTTTATCCCTCTACGTATTAAAGCTCCCTGACGGTATTCCTCTGAAATGGGATGCCGCGGAAGCCGTAGAGGAAGGCAGAAACATTGACGAACTTCTCCAGTCCAATATGCGGATGGTCAAGCCTTGTGACGAAGGGCAAGGTCTGATTCTGCCCAACATCAAGCCGATTCCCTATCAATCGTTGGGAGAATGGCTGGATGAAGAGCATACCATGCCCTTTGATTTGATCGAACCCCGTGTTCTGACCCCAGGGGGGATTTTGTTGTTCGGCGGTGCGCCCAAAGTCGGCAAGACGGATTTTATGCTGAACTGGCTCATTCGTCTGTCCGCAGGCTTGCCTTTTCTGGGCATGAACACACCTCAACCCTTGAAGATATTTTACTTCCAGTCGGAAATCGATCACGCCTATATGCGCGAACGTCTACGCGCTTTGACCCCAGAGGCTCAACATTTGCCGTTGATGCGTCAAAATTTGATGATTACAGACAGTATCCGTATGCTGTTGGATGAAGAGGGCATGGAGCGCCTTTACCATACCATCAAAGAGCGTTTTATCCCTGATCTCATTGTCATTGACCCCCTGCGAAATGTTTACCCTGGGGCTTCTGAAAACGACAATATGGAGATGATGCGCTTTCTCCAAGATCGCATCCGCGCCCTGAAAGATGCTTTGAATCCTGACGCAGGGGTCATTCTGGTGCATCACACCCGCAAAGTTTCCAAAACGGATATCACGGAAGACCCCTTTAACGTGTTGAGCGGTGCCAGTGTCCTCAGGAGCTTTTACACCTCCGGTATGATTCTCTATAAGCCTGACGAGGCAGAAAGTTTACGGCATCTGTGTTTCGAGCTTCGCAATGGCCCACCCCTCCCTATGAAGAAAATCGACAAGGTCAGTGGTCATTGGCAAGAGATGACGGACAGCATCGCCATCGTTAGAAGCGACCGCAGTGAGAAAGCTCAGAAAGATCGCCAGCAAGTTCAGGACGTCATCCTCACCATGATCCTCCGTGAAGCCAAACAGGGCAAGCTCTATACGCCCACCCAGTTCTCTCAAGTGTTCGAAGGGAAAGAAGGGTTGGGGGGTGAAATGTCCATTCGTCGGCGTATTGATGTTTTATCCTCTCAAGGACTGATCAAGTTTAACCGCAGCCCTGAATACTGCAATCGTCATTGTGATGCACTACGAAGCAAATATGGGGTCATGTGTGTTGAAAATATGATCTATCTGATGAGCGAGAACATCGACCTTGAGACCGGGGAAGTGACGCCTATTATTACCCACGTTTACCCCACTCACATGAAAGACCCCGAAGAAGGACATATAATTCCTGTAACAAAAACTCAGGAGGGATCGGATGCGTAGAAATTCATGCCTCCCATTTAATTTAAGTATGTCCTCTGTAACCCGCAGAAAACTCAAGAAGCTCATTTTTATATTCAAAAGTTTATTTTTTGAGTTTCTCGTGAGCTTCTTGAGAATTCCGCCATTTTTTAACTCTTTTCTTTTACAGATTGCACAGGTGGGGGTGTTTATGGTACCCTCCCCCTTGGGTTTGCTCCTCGGCAAACCCAAGGGGGAGGGTACCATAACCCCACCATCTGGTTGTGAGTGTAAGACAAGCAAAGAAGGTCTTAGAAACAACTATACCCCAGATGAGGAGACCCCCCGATGACCCCCCGTTGGCTCAGAAAACTCAAACGCTTTTTACGGAAACGTCAGACTCGCACCATCCATAATATTCGCTGGAGGGGGCTATGAGTATCACCTACGCCTATCCCCGTGGTCGCAAAGAACCCCCTATCATGATGGAAGACGTGCCTTTAGGAGCCGATGATGTCCTGTTGCATCTCCGTGAAGGGGATGAGCCCTATATGCTCATTACCCAAGACGGCACATGGATGCACGTGTTGGCGTGTGTGATCAACCAGATGCTGACACGACCCCACCTCTTTAACCTCTGCCTGGAAGACTGGGTGGTGTCTCTAAGAAACAACCCAAAACGATTGCAGATGTTCGAATCTGTTTTACGGGAATGTGGCGTGCCCCTTCCCCTGCGCGGGGTGCGTCTTCTCCCCTCAGCCTCTCAGAATAACCCTACAGCAACGAAAGGAAAGACCGATGACCAAACATAGCCTGACACCCTTCCCTTTGCTCTGCGAGCGATTATGGAGCTTGGGTGACCCTCATTTGAATGTGACTTTGATAAACGAAAGAAATGAAAGGAAAGAAAAATGATGATGACAACGGAAACCAATACAGCCGGCAGTTTAACGACCCCTGGCAAAACAAAGTCCCTCAAGCTCTTGAAAGCCAAGTGGGGGTCACGGCGTACCCCTCTGGTGATTGGGAATCTGAAAATCTCCTGTTACGTGTTGGAAGATGGTACCCGCGTACTGTCGGGACGGGGGATGCAAGCGGCGTTAGGATTAGGCGAAAAAGTGTCCGGAAAAAAGCTAGGAAATCTGCTAAAATCACCTCGATTAGGGGCTTTTTTTGACCCGGGGATTTTAGAGAAATTTGAACGAAAGATTGCGTTCATACGTCCCAATAGCAGCGGTCATATTCCGACTACTTATGGCTATGAAGCAACTCTCTTAATTGATCTGTGCAATGCACTTATTGATGCCCATCGAGCCGGCGTTTTGAACCCAGAGCAAACTTTGTATGCAGAACAAGCCGAGATGATTGTCCGCACTGTCGCCAAGGTGGGCATTATTGCTCTGATTGACGAAGCTACCGGCTACGAAGATGATCGGGAACACAAAGCTCTGCAAAAAATCCTGAAGGCTTACATGAGTGCCGAGTTGGTCGCTTGGGCTAAACGCTTCCCCGATGACTTCTATCGTCAAATATTCCGCCTGAAAGGATGGGACTGGAACAGTCTGACCAAACAAAAGAAACCTTTGGAGGTGGGAAAGATTACACGGGATATCGTTTACAAGCGTCTCGCCCCTGGCGTGTTGGAAGAGCTGGAAAAGCGCAACCCTGTGGTTGAGCAAGGATACCGCAAGGTCAGGCATCACCAGTATCTCAACCCTGATCTGGGACATCCTGCCCTGTCTCAGCACTTGCATGCGCTGATCTGCTTTATGCGTGCTTGCGGGAACTGGAAGCAGTTTCAACGCATGGTACAAAGCGTGTTCCCGCTTAAAGACGAGCAGATGCATTTAAATTTGGAATCGTTTGACAAAACTCACAAAAATTAGCCAGACTCAACAAAAGGAGCCCTAAAATCATGTTTACCTATTTACAACGAAAGCTCGGTATTGCTGCTCTGAACTCTCTCCTTGAACAAGACCATCGAGAAAAGAATATTCAGTGGGAGGTTGTCACCTCACGATGGAAGGAGCTTTACCAGCATATCAAGCAGATGGAAATGCAAATGCAGGAGCAACAAGCGCAACTCCGCCGGTATACGTTGACCACCAATGTTGCGCCGCCAGCGAAGGAAGTCACTTTCCCAAAAAAGCAGGCATTGTTCCAAAAAGGAAACCCCCGTCAATCCACACAGGTGTTTTACGACCGTCTTCTCAAACATCTACCACGGGTCAGGTCTATGCCTATTCGTACGCTGACAGAACGTTTGAAATGCTCTCATGGTCGCGCCAGTGCCGCCTTGTATCGTCTGTTGGCAGAAGGCAAGGTTGAAAGAACCGGCAAGGGACTCTATCGCGCCATCCGCACCGAAGGAGAAAAATAATCATGTTGAATCAGCTAAAAAAACATCTGGGCATTGTTGATCTGGCAGGAATCATCCGTGACCACATCCGTTTTGAAGAAGAGCATCGGTTGGCCATGAATGACCATCTGGCAGAAATCAAGGAATGGCTGACTGTTCATGAAACGGACTGTCAGGAAAAGTCCGCAGAGCGTCACAACGACGTGATGGCACGGATAGGAATGGTGTTGACGGAGTTGCAGAAGAGGGACATCTTGCCCCTTGTGCGGTCGGGATATATGCAACTGTTGCCTTTGGAAGAGACCTTGCCTGTCGAACCTATGAAAATCAAACAGGAAAAAACCAAAAAAGCGAAAGGAAAGTAACCATGAAAACAGCCTATGAAATTGCGTGGGATTTGATCGGTACTCATAAAGTGAATTTGAGATCGTCAGAAATAGCAACCATGACAGGACTCTCGAGGTCTAATATTGACGATTTAGCACTCAAAAAAGATATCGTGAGAAGATTACCTGAGAAAAAGCATTTAGACCTTGTCAAACAAGTCATTGAAGAAATCGAGCAAGGCAAGCCTCATTGGGAATTAAAGACAGAAGCAGGAGAAACACAATGAGTCACTATAAATGGATTCTCCTTCAAAATCTGAACGACGGGTTATTCCTGATCTGGCTGGCCTTGCTGGTGGGTACCACCATAGCAGGCGTTCATTTCTTTACGGATGTAGGAAACAAGGACAGCGACATCACCTTCGCACGCTTCAAGCTGAAATGGCTGCGGTGGCTCTGCGGTATCTTGTTGCTGCTGGGAACAGTTCTGGTGGCGTTGCCCGACAAGGAGCAGATTGCGCTGATGCGCGGTGAACCAGTGGTCACGCCGTCTGATGCCAAGCCGTTCTTTGAAAAAAAAGTCATTATTATGCCGGTGGAGTAGAAGATGACGACAGCACAAGATCGCGCCTTACAGATGTTGAGAAGCCAGAATGCTTCGGTAGAAGCCATCGCCTATGTAACCGGACTTCCCAGCAAGGATATTTTTAGGATGAAGCTGAAACAGGACTTTTTACGCAACCTGAAGCCCGAAGAACGCTTGCCCGTGGTGCAAGAGCTTCTGGCAGAGTTGAAACAAGGGAAAAGCCTTGAGAGATATGTCGATCCCATCGACATATCCGAGCAATATGTCGATTTTTAGGAGTTTTTTAAACATGAAAAGAAAAACATGACCACAACCCTCGCCCTCGACCTCGGCACCACCACAGGCTGGGCCGTGTCTGCCCAAAACCAGATCACCTCTGGGGTGACGTCCTTTGCCGGTGACCGCTATTCAGGAGGGGGGATGCGTTTCCTTCGGTTCAGAAAATGGCTGGACGAGATGAAAGTCCTCAATAACAGCCTCAGCGAGGTCTATTTTGAAGAAGTGCGCCGTCATATAGGAACAGACGCTTCTCACGTCTACGGAGGCTTTATGGCGCATTTAACGGCATGGTGCGAGCAAGAAGGCATCCCTTATGAAGGGGTGCCGGTGGGCACCATCAAGAAGTTTATCACCGGTAATGGTCTTGCCTCCAAAGAAAAGGTGATGCAAGCTGTTAATGCCAGAGGCCATAAGGTCACAGATCATAACGAGGCAGACGCTCTGGCTCTGCTCTACTGGAGACTCTATCATGCAACCTAATGAACTTTTTATAGCAAACGATAGAACCCTTTGGAAAACGTACGTCAAAAAACCTTTGCACGTCCAAGCCTCTCAACAAGAAGAAGAATTTATGATTCTCAGTCTTGCCGGCAAAATGAGAGGCAAAGCAGGCGACTATGTGATCAAGGGCATTGAAGGAGAACTATACCCTTGCGACAAAAGAATCTTTGAAAAATCCTATACTTTACTCACCCCACAGGAGGACACGCCTATGCAAGAAGAAGCCCAACCCCTTGCTATCGAAAACAACGAATTGAAGATTATTTACCGAGACCTCAAATATTTTCTGCGCCGTCTGCTGGCAAGGATTCTGCCTGCCCGCGCACCCCAAGACTATGACAAGGTCGATCCCGTGACCAACCTGCACATTCGCGTCAAAACCTCGGCTTTTTACGTGACGTTCTCCGTGAACGAACGGGATTTTTACTGGGATCGGTGGTCAGGGAAGTTTGACGGCACGAGCAGTTTTTTGATCTACCAGCATCCTGGCAAGTCAGACGTTGAACCGATTAAGGTCAATCTGCCCTTTGATGTTGCGAAGGATAATACCCATGACTCAAAAGCCTCATTTTGACAGTTTGGAAGACACCGCAAATCTCATTGCCCAGCAACGGGGTGAGGCAGGGTGCTTTATCATCACCAAACATTACGATGGCAGTTACAGCTTTGGCACTTCGGGCATGAACGGCGATGCTGTGCGGTATGGTCTCAATCTGGGCATTTACTATTCGTTCATCTTTGAAGAGATGGAACGCACAGGGCGGGAGCATTAGCCGTGATAGAAGACGACCCACTCTCCCTCGCGCAAGCACGCCTGAATTTACAAAGTGCGCAAGATTTTTACGCGGTTAAAAAAGATGCTCCCTCCTGGCAGAGGTTCAGGCAAGCGCTGAGCGCCTATACCCGTGCCTTGGAAGACAAGGAAAAGGAACGACATCAGCGATTGAAGAAGAATCTGTCATTTTAAGGAGAAGAAGGAGTAAGAATGATCGCGTTACCTTGGGATGTTTGGCTTGGCATAAGTCTCATGACCCTTTCTGCGGGGATGATTGCTTATAAAGCCTATGATTATTTTTTCTCTCCTTTTATGTCGATCAGTTCTGCTCTTGAGCTTATGCGGCGACAACTTCTTAACAACTATCAAGAATTCAACCGTCAACACTTCAACATTAGTGAAAAAGATTATTACGAAGGATTGATTTGTTTCGATCTTACTGAAGATCAAAAGCTTCCGCTTTATGGACGGCTCGTCTTTTTGAATAAACCGTCTACAAGGATTACAAAGATACCAAAAGATTCAAAACCGCCTTACGGAAATTTGACGTATGATCGGCTTTACACCTCCATTATCAACAAACACAAAGAGCCCGTTTATCAGGATTTGCGTCTTAAAAGAAGAGATTTACAACAATGGATCAAGAATAATACCACAGTTACAAGCTAATCACGGTATACAGCACTGTTACCTTCGCCGATCCGTTGCCGGTGGTAAAAGCGTCGGTTGAATTTGAAATGGTCAACCCAAAATTTGCCATTAGGGCAACAGTGGCTGGAACAGCCAATCCAGGAGCATTACTTGTTGAGATTGTACTGGCTGCGGCGTTGACGACCTCTGCCTTAACACTTCCTGTGGCGGATGTTTTCCGACTATTACCACTCGCATAAAACAGTTCCACATTTCCTCCCTTCTGAAATGGGGTTGTTCCTGCGATGAGGTAAAAGATAAAGTCTGTGACCACCACCGCATAGCCCGCACCAGGGGAAGGAAGAATCGGGACAGGGTTGGCAAACATCCCTGTAATCTGCGCTGTGCTCAAAGGCACAGTGACTTGCCCCTGAGAAACAACATCCCCACCGCCATAACTGCTGATCAACTGTGTGCCGATTTTCATGGACGGATACGTAGGGTTGCTTTTGCCGACATTCTTGGAATCCACAATCCAAACAGGGGCAGAGGTGCGCGCGGTCATAGGGAGGTGTCCTTGTTAAAGGTTGAATCATCTGTGTCAAGCATAGCGCCGTTTGACGAGATAAAAAAGGTCTCTTCCGCACGCTCCCAAAAAAGAATCTGTACGCTATCCTAATGTTAAGGAGAAGAGGCAATGCCCCCGTTCATTTTTTTAGGACTGATTGTGCTGATTTTATTCTGGATGCTCTGCACGTGGAGTGACGAGCGGGAGCAGGCAGACGTGCCGATTACGCCTGTGGTGATGGAGAAGCACGAGGATGGGGG